CCGCTATGAAGCCGCCGACATCAACACCACCGGTCAGCAGGTTTGGGAACTGGCGGGTCAGTCCTCCGACCCCGGTGGAATCTACTACCTTGCCGCTACCTTTAGCGCAACTGGTGGCTCCGCTGGCGACATGGCCTTCATCATTGAGTATGTGGTGAACTAATCTGGTTGGGGCGGCTCTGGCCGCCCCTTCCTTCTCCTGCCGGGGGAAACGGCGTGGAATACAACAGTGATTTTAGGTATGACCTAAAGGTAGGGCAGGTAAGCGAAAAGCGGCTTGGTGAGTTATTGACCGACAAGACCATAGAGGTGAAAAGGGATTTTAGGGCTTCACAAACTGGCAGAGTGTTTGTGGAGTTTTTTTGTAGGGGTAAGCCATCTGGCATCTCTACAACAGAAGCAGATTTTTGGGCCTTTATGATTACTGACGAAACTGTGGTAATATTACCTACAAGGCGTTTGAAAAAACTTGTTAGGGAAGCAAAGAAGAAAGGGGATGTTGTCTCTGGCGGCGACAGTAATCTAAGTCAGGGCGCATTGGTAGAAATAGAGAGGCTTATGAGAGATGCCATCCGTTGTTGACATTTGTAATGAAGCTATGGACTTGCTTGGCGCAGGAACCATTACAGCACTAAGTGAGAACTCAAAGGAAGCGCGGATTTGTAATCGGCGTTTTTCTACTGTGCGTGACGCTGTTCTCCGGGCGCATCCTTGGAATGTAGCCATTACCAGAAAGTCTATTGCACAGGACGCTGACACACCGGCATTTGGCTTTAGCTACCAATATACTTTGCCAAACAACCCTTACTGCCTGCGGGTGCTGTCCTTCTTTGACGACCAGGTGGACAGCGAGATTGCTGCGTATGACACCCGGCTAATGTATAAGATTGAGGGCCGCAAAATCCTGTCAAACGAAAGCACCTGCAAGATTACTTACATTGGGCGTGTTACTGACACAGAGCAGTATGATTCCCTTCTTAGCAGCACTGTAGCGCATCGCTTGGCCGCAGAAACGGCCTATGCCCTAACAGGCAGCAATGGTGTTGCCCAACAAATGTTCCAACTGTATGAGTCCCGCTTGCGTGAGGCTCGTTCCATTGATGCAATGGAGGGGACACCAGACAAGCTACTCGCAGACGACTTCATTAATGTAAGGTTCTAAGATGGCCCGCGTTTCCACCATCATTACCAACTTCCAAGCTGGTGAACTCTCACCGCGTCTTGAGGGCCGCATTGACCTGCAAAAGTATAATGCAGGGGCGCAGACGCTACAGAATATGCTGGCCTTTCCCCAAGGTGGAATTACTCGCCGCCCTGGCACTTACTATGCTGGCTCGTCCAAGGATGGTGGCAAGGTTCGTCTGATTAACTTTGAATACAGTGACGAGCAGGCGTATGTGCTTGAGTTTGGCGCAAACTATATTCGCTTCTTCAAAGATGGCGGTATTCTGACCGAAGCAACAAAGTCCATCACCGGGGCGACTGCCGCTAATCCCGTTGTGATTACTGCCGCATCTCACGGCTATTCAAACGGCGACCGGGTGTATATTACCGGCGTGACCGGCATGACAGAGATTAATAACAGGGAGTTTACTGTAGCCAATGTCACTACTAATACCTTTGAACTTAGCGGCGTGGATGGTTCTGGTTTTTCTGCTTTTGTTTCTGGTGGCACTGTTGGTAAAATTGTCGAAGTAACCACCACATATAGCATAGATGACATATTTGAAATCAATCATGTCCAATCTGCTGATGTGCTTTACCTGGCGCATAAAGACCACGAGCCCGCAAAGCTGACCCGCACTACAGCCACCAGCTTTACTTTGACTGACATTGATTTCATTGACGGGCCTTGGCTGGACGAAAACGACACTGACACAACTATGTATGCCTCTGCCGCAACTGGCACCGGCATAACCATTACGGCTTCTGCGGATGTATTTAGCAGTGACGATGTGGGCCGTTATATTCGCTTCCGTGAAATCCTTGAGATTGCGCATGACGAATGGGCTGCCAGCACAAGCTACGCTGCAAATGCAACTGTCCGTTTTGCCGGGCATGTTTATAAGCAAGCAACTGGTAGCACCCAGACATCTGGGAATACTGCCCCCGTTCATCTTTCTGGCACAGAAACCTATGGTGCTATTGATTGGGAATATTTGCATGACGAGCATGGCCATGTAAGGATTACAGGTTTTACCAGCGCAACTGTTGTTACGGCGGATGTGCATGAAGACCAGTATGGTAATTCACGCCTTCCAGACAGTGCTGTTGGCTCTGCAAATGCCAACACCCGTTGGTCGCTAGGTGCCCTTGACGGAGACCAGGGCTTTCCTCGCGCTGTGGCTTTCTATGAGGAGCGTCTTTACTTTGCTGGAACACCGGGTCGGCCACAAACCATTTTTGGTTCAGTAACCGCCGACTTTGAAAACATGACCCCTGGCACACTGGATGACAGTGCAATCAACATCACGATTGCATCCGACCAAGTGAATGTCATCAAGCACATGATTCCGGGCCGCTTCTTGCAAGTGTTGACCAGCAGTTCAGAGTTTACCTTGTCTGGTGGCACAACCGGGCCTGTAACGCCAACAAATGTTAGTGTGCTGCGCGAAACCACATTTGGTTCATCTGATGTGCGCCCGCTGCGGGCTGGGGCAAGCACCATCCTGATTCAGAAGGGGCAAGAGAAGGTAAAGGAAATTACCTTTGACTTGGACACGGACGGGCTTGTTGGCCGCGACCTGACTATTCTGGCAGAGCATTTGGCTCGTGGCGGCTTGACCGACATGGTTTGGCAGCAGGAGCCAGAGCTTGTTCTTTGGTTTGTGCGGTCTGATGGCACCCTTGTTGGCCTGTCATACGACCCGGCAAACAATACGATTGGCTGGCACCAGCATCCGCTGGGCGGCACCGGCACTGTTGAGAGCATTACAGCAATCCCTAGCGGCGCAGAAGACCAAGTGTATTTGTCTGTAAAGCGCACCATCAACAGCGCGACTGTCCGTCATATTGTGTATATGAAGCCGGTGTATTTTGGCACGGATGTTTCAGATGCTTTTTATGTGGATTCCGGGCTGACATACGACAGCACCGCAACCGACACAATTAGCGGCCTCAACCACCTTGAGGGTGAGACTGTGCAGATTTTGGCAGATGGCTCGGCCCACGCAGACAAGACAGTAAGCGGCGGCAGCATTACGCTAGACCGGAACGCATCTACTGTGCATGTTGGCTACTCTTACACATCTCTTGTTGAAACCTTGCGTATTGAAGCTGGGGCAGACGATGGGGTGTCACAGGGCAAGATTAAGCGCATACACGGCGTAACTGTGCGCTTCATTGACACTGTTGGCGCAGAGGTTGGGCCAGACACCAGCAATCTTGACCGCATCCCGTTCCGTGACAGCAGCATGGCAATGGACACTGCGGTTCCTATGTTTGACGGAGACAAGGAAATATTTTTCCCATCTAGCTATGAGACAGATGCGCGGGCCGTTGTCAGGCAGACACAGCCCTTGCCCATGACTGTTTTGGCAATCATGCGCAGGAGCAACACATTTGATGCTTAGAGCTATTTGGATTATTATGGGTATACAAGGGTAAGCTGATGAATTTCTTGACTGCACTTTCTGCAATAGGCACTGTAGTTGGTTTCGCGGGCCAGCAAAAGGCGGCTCGTGCGGCTGAAGAAGCAGCTGAGTATAATGCGCGCATTGCTGCCGAAGAAGCTGTTTTGCTGCAACGCGCAAAGACCGCACAAGAGGTAAGACTTAGAGAAAGCTCCAAAAGACTTGCCTCTACCCAGCGTGTTGCGACAGCTGCATCTGGTATTGAAATCTCGGGCAATCCATTAGATGCAATAGCTCACACATACTTTTCTTTGGAGAGGGATGTGGCAACGCTGCAATATGCGGCCACGATTGAGCAAACTGCAAAACAAGCAGAAATAGATTTGACAAAACTACAAGGCAGGGCCAGTGCATCCGCACAAAGAGTAAACGCCTATTCTTCTTTGCTTGGTGGGGCCGTGTCAACCTACGAACTAAACCGCCGAATCACGACAGGAATGAGTTAATGCCAAGGATTCCTCTTTATAATCAAGGGCTTGGCCCATCTGTTCAAATGGCAACCGGCCAGCTTTCACCAAGGGCAAGCGCACAGGCTCTTGCCGCCCCGGGTCAGGCGATGGCTGGTCTTGGCCGCGTTATACAGCAAACGGCGCAAGTTGGCGCAACCTTTGAAATGGAAAGGCAGAAGCGCGAGGCGGAAGACTTGCAGCTGATTATGGACAGGAAGCTGAGTGAGCAGGCCAGCGACCTTAACAGGGATGGCACCCTAAGAGATGTGGACTCATACAGGTCTGCATTTGATGGCTTGCAGACAAAGCTGTTTTCAGATGTTGACGCAATGGAGAGGCTTAATGCCGGTCAGAAGCGCGCCATAAAAAGAGGGCTTACCGCAAAAGGAAATGTGTTGCGCGCCACTGGTTCAGAGCAGGCGCACGGCTTTTATTTGCAGGATGCGACAAACAACTTTGACGAATATGCCTCTGCTTCCCTAGCCGACCAAAGAGCAGGTTTTGGCTACGAAGAAGCCACTACCAATCTCTTAATAGAGGACTATACCCAAAAATATGAAAAGGCAGTGCAGGGAGGTCTGAAACCCGCCCTAAGTCCTCAGGAGTATACCTTTGAGGTTTTCAAAGACCAGGTGTCAGCCGCATCTATGGACAGAAGCAACACCCTTACAGACTTACAGCAGTTAGAACAGGAAATTATGAATGGGGATGGCAGGTTTAATCAGCTTAATTTAAGCAGCCGAAACGCCCTTGCAAGTCTGTTAAACAAAAGAATAAACTTTCTTACCAATGAGGGTGTTTCCGAGGCAAGGGCAAATTTTCTGGATGCTAATGCGTCTTTGATTAATGCAAAGACCGCAGAAGACCGCAAAAAGCATGCCGCAGATGCCTACAGTGCCGTAGGCTTTTTAGCTGCGTATGGCCAAGCAGACGAGGCAGCCAAACTGGACATGCAGCTTTCCGGGACATTTGCCGCCCTTGAAGCAGCAGACAGTGTTGTTTTTGGGGACTTAAACGCAATAAATGACGCATTAGAAAATGCTCGCCTGCGAACTGAAGAATTTGCGGGAACAGACAGGGCTGCCGAAGTAGCGTATGAGGAAATAAAAATACGAGAAGCACTGGCCGCCCAACAGCAGGCAAAACAAGAAGACCTTGCCCAATACGTTGTGAGTAATTACTTTAGAATAAATGGCGTTGAACCATCACAGGCGCAAGTGATTGACAAGCAGAGATTGATGGGCATACCCGAAGGCCAAAGAAAAGCCCTGACTAAAAACCAAGTAAACAGCGTCATTGACAGGGTAAACCAAGCGCAAAACGCCACTGAGGCAAGCGTTATACTTTCCAGCGTTGCTGAGTCTGACACATTAACGCCGGTTGTAATGCGCCAGCTTATTGGCTCCGGTTTGCCATTGGCTGCAAACTATGCTGCAAACCTGCCCACCAGCCCATCTTCATCAATGCTGTTAAATTCAGCCCGGCCTGATGCCATGAAAGTAACAGTCAGTGCGGGAATGAAAGACCAAGTGCGGTCAGCGGTAATACGGAACGATGTGGTGGACAAACACCTAAAAAGCAGCCTAGGTGCTTTTTACACAGACTTTAACAACAATGACATTGTTGGCTCCGCCTCCGACAATCCAGCAATGAATCAGTCCCGCGCTGCTCATGTTGACATGCTGGTAAACCTTTCCCTTTATATGATGCAGGAAAAGGGAGAAGTATTTGCCGGAGAAGGCAAGCTTAGCACAAGCGGCATTGAAGATTATGTGGAGCAGGCTGCAACTGTTCTTTCAGAGCGTTACGATTACATAGAGTCTTTTGAGAACCGGCAGACTACGCTGCGCATCCCCGCCTACCTGGCACCGCAAAAGAAACAGATTAGCACATCTTTGGCAAGAATTGCTGAGAACACTTTGGAAAGGGACTTTTATTACAGCAACCCTGTTTATGATGAAAATGACCCACGCCAGGCTTTGGAAAAAACAGATTATGTTAATCGCATAAAAGATGGCTATGGCTGGATTGCACATCAAGACGGAAAGTCTGCTTTCCTTGTTGATGACACTGGTGGCCTAGTGTTTAGGTCTGCCCTTGTTGAAGGTGTGGTTCAAGTTGTTCCGTTTAGGGTAACATTTGACGAAGCCTTCAAGGAATATGAAAAAATGCTTGTGGAGAAAAAGGCCGCTGAAAAACTGGCAGAACCATATTATGGTCAGATTGGTGGCTAATGGTTGACATATATTACCCAGAAATAAACGAGTCCAGCCAGCATGTTGGGACTTACTTTGACAGAACACCTGCTTCTACATCATCTGTTTTAGCAACAGAATTTGCAGAAGCAGCGACCGCTGGGACAAGGTATACCAGTGCGCTTGCGGGCAAAATTAAGAGCGAACTTACTGACGGTGACTTTCTTACCGCAGAAGAATACCGGGCAAGTGAGTATTTTCGTGAGGGCCAAGATGTTCCGGCTGATGGCATCCGTCTAAGCATTGCCAAAGCAAAGGCAGAATCATACGACCGGCAATACATTAGAGACCTTACTCTTTCCAGAGCCAGAAGCGGTCTTGGTTTGGGCACCGCCCGGGTGGGTGCATCCTTGCTGGGCAGCATATTTGACCCGGTGAATGTTGGGCTTGCTTTTACTGCCCCTGCTGTTGTTGGTCTAAATGCAGCGACTAGGGCCGCAGCGGTAGCCGCCACAGCCGGTATAGCGCAAAGGTTTGGCCCCACATCAGCGCGAGTGGTTGCGGGTGCGTCCGAGGCGGGCTTGGCAACACTGGCCTTTGAATCTGTTGCCTTACCGGCATCGGGCATACTGGACGAAGATTACACGCTGTTTGATTCCTTTGTGAACCTTACTGCCGGAGCCATTCTAGGCGGTGCGGTTACTGGCGTGGGCGGTAAGTTTTCAGAGGTGTTTCGCCGCGCAGAGCCGGAGACTGTTGTGCAAGCACTGCGGGCCTCTGTTGCAGACTTGGCAGATGGCAGGTCAGTAACTAGCGCAGAGCCAATCATAAACGCAGACCCCAAGATTGGGCCAAAAATCAAAGCTAGGGACGAAGTAACAGACCAGCGTTTTCGGTCTGGGGTTTCTGAAATAGGTGAAGTTGCGCCATTGGTAAGGCCGGAGAAAGTGAAAGCAAACCAATACCCGCCTATTATTCGCCGCGCCTTTCAGAAGAAGCCGAAGACCATCACGCAGTTTGTCAAAGACAGCGGGCGCATTGACCCTAATTCAGAGATGTCTGCGGATTTGAAGCAAAGGCTGGACAGAGGTTCATTTGGCGTAACAAAGAAGGGCGGTGTGCCGCTTGAGGACATGGCTCTGCGGGCGCAGGAAGCAGGGTTTTTTGTTGGCCGGACAGACACCTATGGCGACCGCGTAACATCACAACAGCTTATTGACTTGCTGGAATCTGACCAAGGCGGTGGGCTGGTGTTTAGCAGCATTGACCAAGATGCCCAAGATTACCTTGCGGCAGTAAAGCTGGCAGACGAGGTAAATGAACTTGGCATCAATTTAAAGGGCATGACAGACGAGGAATTGCTGCAAGAGATTGAGGTCAGGCAAAATGCCCTGACAGACCAAGAAAGGCTGGAGATTGAACGCTCCCAGGGGCCGGGGATTACGCGGCAGGAGTTTGATGATGAGGTAGCCCGCGTCCAGCAGGCATATACCGAGCAGGGTGACTTGGAAGAATTTACCCACCCGCAAGAAGAAATAGACATGCTGGCCAAGGAATACTTGCGCAAGACAGAGACAGACGATGCGCGTATTGGGGCCATAGATGCAGAGATTAACCAGCTAGAGGCCGAGGTTGCCGCACTGGCTAACAACAATGTCATTGATGATGAAACACTGCGCGAACTTGCGGAGTGGGATGCTGTTGTTGAAAGGTCTGACAACATGAAAGAAATAGCTGAAGCAGGCGCATATTGTGTAATGAGGTCAAGAAATGTCTGAATGTGTTGACTTGGTAATTAGCCTGGCTAAACAGCGCGGGCGGGAGGTTCCAGACGAAGAACTTGAGCTGCTGATTAAGAACTTTGAGGCCGAGAAAAAACGGCGTTCCATCAAGTCAGCCGATGACTTGTTGCTTGTTTTTGACATGGCGGACAAAAACACAATAGAAATGCGCTTGGCAGCAAGACAGGCAAAGCGCGAAGCGTTAATTAAGGCTGTTCGCCGCAACAACATCAATGCGCGCTTAGATGCTTACGATGGCAGTGATTATAATGGTTATTATACTCAACTGCTTGGCGAGTCAAAAATGAAGGCTGGCTCCCGTGACAGCGCAGAAAGCAAAAGCAAGGGAACCGAAGACCTGCTTTTCAACACACTGCTTAGAGCTTTGAACCAAAAGGACGGCCATTTGCAGAAGGTTTTGACTGACGGCAAGATTGACGCAGAAATATATGCCTATGCCTACGACAGAAACGCCAAGGTGAGCCAAGAGGCCAAAGACATACATGATGTTATTTACAACCATAGCAATGGCACAAGGGAGAGGGTAAATCGTGCAGGCGCATTTATTGGCGAAAGGGAAGACCACCTTGGGTTTTCTCAGTCTGCTCTGCATGGTTCAGACCAAATAAGAAAAGCTGGCCCGGTAACATACAAGGCGGATTTGCGGCGGTTGCTGCATGAAGACACCTTCAAGAACTTTACCAGCGAAACAGAAATCAACAAATACATTGATGACCTGTATAAAAGGTTTGTGACTGGCAAGCACTACCTTGTTGATGACGGGGCGCAGGATTTGGTTGGCAGGCCAAAGTCCATTAACCTGGCTAAGAAGTTGAGCCAAGCAAGGTCTCTGCATTTTAAGGACGGGGCTTCTGCATTTGAGTATGCCACAAAATATTCTGAAGGAACCATTTGGGACAAGCTGGCCAGCCGAATACAGCAAGATGCCCGCAAAATAACAATGCTTGAGATGTATGGCCCCAATCCGAAGGCCATGCACGAAGCAATCAAACTGGACATTGAGAAGCGTCTGTTTGACAAAGGCGAAGTCTTAACCGACATGAACAAAAAGGCGTTAGACGCGGCCTTTGCGAAAATGAACGGAGAGCTAGACATACCGGGTAATGTCAGCCTGGCAAGGGTCGGCTTCAATATTAGGGCTCTTGAAAATATGTCAAAGCTGGGCGGTGCTGTTCTTTCCGCCTTTTCGGATGTGGTGTTCAAAGGTGCCACACTTAACCGCCGCACAGACATTGGGTTTATGGGTTCGTATGGGCGGGCCCTTGAGGGGCTAATCAGCCGTGTTCCCAAAGCTGACCGAGAGCATGTTAGGTCAATGGCCGCAGTTTACCATGAGGCAGTTATTGGCTCTATGCACCTGCGGGCTGGTGCGCTTGATTCAATGCCTGGCCGCGTTTCAAGACTGCAAGAAACATTTTTTAAGTGGAGTCTTTTGCAGGGCTGGACAAACAAACACAAAGATGGCGTGGTAGAAGCTGTTGCGCATGACCTGGCGCGCTACAGAAATACTGCATTTGCAGAACTTCCCGAAAAAACGCGCCGCAACTTAGAGCTTCACAACATCACAGCTGATGAATGGTCTGTTGTTAGCAAGATGGAGACACAAGCTCCAGAAACAGGCAACCATTATGTGCTTGCCCCGCAAGTATATGACCTTGCAGATGATGCCATTGACCCGGTTATTGCAAGACAGCGCGGGACTACAGACATTACAGACAGCATGCGGATGCAGTTTAAGGACGAGTTTGCCACCAAAATACAGGGTCTTCTTTCTGACATAGCTGACGAAGGCGTGATTACACCTGGCCCCAGAGAACAGGTGGCAATGACTTTTGGCACACAGAAAGGCACATACCTTGGTGAGTTTTTGCGCTATGTCATGCAGTTTAAGTCCTTCCCCGTCACGGTAATTACCAAGCAAATGCTTCCGGCCTACTATGGTGCGGGAGGGGGACTGAAGGGGTTTGCCGCCTTGGCCCCGCTGATTGTTGCCACAACCATTTTTGGCTATTTGACTGGCGTGGCAAAGGACGCGCTAAAGGGCAGAAAGCCCAAAGACCCAAAGGCTTTGAAGACTTGGAAAGAGGCTTTGATTCGCGGCGGTGGCCTTGGCATTTACGGCGACTTCCTGTTCCAAGAATACAGCAAGTATGGGCGCAGCTTTCAAGAGACAGCCTTGGGCCCGGCGATTGGCACCTTCTCTGATGCCCTTGCCTTGGCGTATAAATCAGCCACACTTGACGCAGATGCGGGTGACTATTTCCGCTTCATTAAAGGCGTTACGCCATATTCAAATCTGTTCTACACAGAAATGGCCATGAATTACCTGCTGTTCTACAATTTTATGGAAGCAGCAGACCCAGGTTACTTGAGCAGAATGGAACGCGCCCGGCGGCGTGACTTTAACCAAGAATACTGGCTACCACCAACATCGGTGGCTAGGTGATGCTGGGCTTTTTATGATGCCCGGAATCGTGTATAAAGAAAAGGCAAGGAGCCTTAGATGACTGTTAGTTCAACGACCACAAAAAATAGCTACTCCGGCGATGGTTCCACCCACGAGTTCACTTATGGGTTCAAGATTACTGCGGCCAGCGAACTGAAAGTCATCATCCGCACCGACAGCACTGGCGCGGAAGCCGAGGAGTCCACCAACAATTATGTGATTACCGGGATTGACAGCGATTCTGGCGGCACTGTGCTGTTTAAGTATGACACTGGCAATCCAGCAGATGCCCATTACAGCACGACAGATTACCGGCCTCAGACGGGCGAGACTGTTCTGTTGAAGCGTAACCTGCCTTTGACGCAGACCACAGACTATACGCCAAACGACCCGTTCCCGGCAGAAGCCCACGAGGATGCGCTGGACAGGCTGACATTTATTGCCCAGCAGATTAACGAGCGTGTTGACCGGTCTGTTGTGTTCCCGGAATCTGACCCTGCAAATACAGCCATTCCAAACTCTGTTGACCGGGCAAACAAATACCTGGCTTTTGGCTCAGATGGCAGCGTGTCCGTTACTGCCGGGACAAGCAGCGACATTGTTGCGTCCACATTTGCACAGACTTTGCTTGATGACACGGATGCTGCAACTATGCGAACCACGCTGGGCCTTGGCTCATTGGCCACACAGGCAACTGTAGCCACAGCAAACATTGATGATGACGCAGTTACCAATGCCAAGCTGGCAGACAATGCTGTAAACACCGCACAAATTGCTGATGACGCGGTTACTGCTGCAAAGGTGGCAAGTGCATTGCAAACCTTACTGACACCGACTGGCTCACTGGTTCCGTTTGCAGGCACTAGCGCACCTACTGGCTGGCTTTTCTGTTACGGCCAAGCTGTTAGCCGGACGACTTATGTTGACCTATTTACGGCTCTTGGCACAACTTACGGCTCTGGCGATGGCAGCACCACCTTTAACCTGCCGGACTTGCGGGGCCGTGTTATTGCTGGCAAGGACGACATGGGCGGAGCCAGCGCAAATAGGCTGACAGACCAATCTGGTGGACTGAACGGCGACACGCTGGGTGACAGCGGCGGCTCTGAAACGCATACGCTGACAGAGGCACAGCTTCCGGCACATACGCACACTGTTAATAGTGTGACTGTTCAAGCTGGAACTTTCAGTGGAACTGAGGGTGGGGGAAGTTTTGGAGGCCCGTTCTACGCATCTGCTAGCGGTGTTGAGAGTGTAACTGTTAATGCAACAACGGGGACAACAGGCACGGGTGCCGCATCCCACACAGCCAGCCTTGCGAACACCGGCTCCGGCGCAGCACATAACAATGTGCAGCCGACATTTATTTTGAATTACATCATCAAGACTTAGGATTAGAACATGACTGTTTCAACGACCACAACAGCAGTTTCCGCAGCGGGTGATGGAAGCACCACGGACTTTACCTTTACCTTTGAGATTCTTGCTGCAAGCGACCTCAGGGTAATTGTAGTCACAGACAGCACTGGTGCAGAATCAGAGAAGACGCTTACCACTGACTATACTGTTGCTGGCGTTGGCCAGGTCAATGGCGGCACAGTGACATTCGTTACTGCCCCAGCATCCGGCGAGACTGTGCATATTAAGCGCGGTAACATGGCTCTGACACAGCCGACAAACTATACTCCTAATGACCCATTCCCTGCCGAAACGCATGAGAACGCGCTTGACCGTGTAGCCTTGCAAATACAGCAGATTAACGAAAAGCTGGGCCGGGCCATTGTGCGCTCTGAAACGGACTCCGCAAGTGCGCAGCTTCCTATTAATGAAACAATCAAGGGCAAGACACTTGCCTTTAATGAAACTACTGGTGCAGTAGAAGCCGGGCCAAGTGTCGCTGATGTTGGCACTGTTTCTGGTATAGCCGCAGACATAGCTACGCTGGCAGACATTGAAGATGGGACGGATGCCACAGATGCAATTCAGACAGTTGCAAGCATCTCTGGCAATGTTTCAACAGTTGCCGGGATTTCATCTGATGTAACCAATGTGTCAAATAATGCTGCAAATGTTTCCACAGTAGCGTCAGACTCAAGCAACATTGCTACCGTTTCCGGCAACATAAGCGATGTCAATACGGTTTCGTCCAACATCACCAGCGTAAATACAGTGGCAACAAACATTGCTGATGTAATTACGGTGGCCAATGATTTAAATGAAGCAATCTCTGAAGTAGAGACTGTTGCCAATGACTTGAATGAGGCCGTTTCTGAGATTGACACGGTAGCCGGTAGCATAAGTAATGTGGACACAGTTGGCACAAACATAGCCAACATCAATACGGTAGCTGGCATAAGCGGGAATGTAACAACGGTTGCTGGGATTAGCAGCAATGTTACGACAGTGGCGGGTGTTTCTGCTGATGTAACGACCGTGGCTGGCATCTCTGCCAATGTGACTACTGTTGCAGGCATTTCGTCTAATGTCAGCACGGTAGCTGGCATCTCCAGTGATGTCACGACTGTTGCTGGTGTTTCAGCAAATGTAACTACTGTTTCCACAGACATTACCAATGTGAACACGGTTGCCACAAACATTGCGGATGTCAATAACTTTGCCCTGACCTACCGGATTGCTGCGTCTGCTCCTGCGACCAGCCTGGACGAAGGCGACCTGTATTTTGACACTACGCAGAACAAGATGTTTGTGTATGACGGTTCCGCTTGGGTAACGGTTTCCCCGGACTTGGTTGCGGACACCACCCCGCAGCTGGGCGGCGACCTTGACCTGAATGGCAGCGACATAACTGGCACTGGCAACATAAACAATACAGGCACAATCACCACAGATGGGCTGACGGTTGATGGTAATATCGCTTTAAATGGCATCACGACTTTTACAGACAGTAATGTGCGTCTGGATTTGATGGAAAGCGACACCACAGATGTAAATAGCCGCCTTCAAAGTTCGTCTGGCTCAATGTTATTCAGGACGATAAATGATTCAAAAAGTTCTGCTACTACTCGAATGGAGATTAACAATTCCACTGGCGACATCTCGTTCTACGACAGCACAGGCGTGTCACAAAATTTCCTCTGGGACAGTTCAGCATCTCGCCTCACTCTGTCGTCATCAGACTACCATTTTGGCATCCAGCAGGGCGGCAATCAGGCGTGGTATTTGCGGGGTGTTTCAGATGGCAGCTTTAGGCTTCATCTAAATGGCACAGGCGACATTGTTACCGCTACTGCTAGCGGCATTGATGTCACAGGCAGTGTGACGGCTGATGGGCTGACTGTTGACACAAATACGCTTTATGTGGACAGCACCAATAACCGGGTCGGCATCGGCACTGCGAGTCCTAGTGCAAAAGCACATATCCAAACCGCTTCATCAGGCTCTTCGGTAGCTGGTTCTGGTGACGAATTGTTTGTTGAAGGCTCTGGTGACGCTGGGATTACAATCGGTGCTGGCAATACTAGCAAAGCAAGTTTGTTTTTTGCAGATAATGTCGATAATGCCGCAGGACGCATCAGATATGACCATTCTGACAATTCAATGCAATTTGGCACTAACGGACAAACAGAACGTATGCGCATCGACAGCAGTGGCAACTTGCTGGTGGGTGGCACAAGTGCAGCAGAAGCAGGTGCATTAACTGTTTATCCAACAGGTATTGTTCAAGCTAGAGTAATTGGTTCTAACGCTATCATAGCTGACAGAACCTCTACGGATGGTGAGATAATAGACCTCCGTCAAGACGGCACTACTGTAGGCTCGATTGGTGTTAGAAGCGGCAACCTACAAATAGGCACAGACGATGTTGGTCTTGAGTTTCACGACACAGACAACACGATTTACCCAGCTAATGTAACCACACAAGCACTACCAGACGGCACAATTAGTTTTGGTAGCGCAGCTTCACGCTTTAATAACCTCTACCTGTCTGGCACTGTTACGGCTGGTGAGTTTGTTGCGGATTCTGCTGGCAGTTTAGGCAACGACCAAATTATGCTGGACTTTTCAGCACCAGCAGGTCGTTTGCGTGTTAAAAATTCATCTGGCTCACCTGCCGCTAATATGGATTTTTACACCACAGACACGGGTGGCAACACTCGTATTCGTCAGCGTGTAGGCTATGGCGGCGACATCAGCTTCTACGACAGCACGGGCGTGACGCAGGGCTTGTTCTGGGACGCCTCCACACAGTCATTAGGGTTGGGGACTAGCAGCCCCACGGCAAAAATTCAGACTAATACTACATCTGCTGGTGCGGCAACTGTTGGTTTGTTCTTAAACAACGAATCAGACACTATTAACACTGAAGTTCGTTTAGCTTTTGCGGCAAACGCTAATAATGATATTGCAAGTAATCGTTATTCTTACATTTCTGCAATAAATACAAGTGGTGTTAATGGTCAGGCACTTTCTTTTGCAACCAATCAAACGGGGGCTTCTGCTGTAGAAGCAATGCGAATCTCTAGCAGCGGCGATGTGCTGGTGGGGGTGGAGGTAACTCCTGATGGTAGCGACACTGGCGTAGCTTTGATGGCAAACGGCAACTTCAACCAAACAAAAGGTTCAAATATGATGAACCTTTACAGGGGCGGGACTGGCAGTGTAGTCACATTTAGACAAGGCACTATTGGTGGTTCATTTACTAGCGTAGGAACAATCTCTGTTACAGGCTCGGCAACAGCCTATAACACATCTTCTGACTACCGCCTCAAGGAAAATGTAACGGCAGACTGGGATGCAACCACACGCTTGAAGCAACTGAACCCTGTGCGGTTCAACTTTATTGCCGACCCTGACACCACAGTGGATGGCTTCCTTGCACATGAGGTGCAGGACATCGTGCCAGAAGCAATCAGCGGCACGAAAGACGAAGTAGATGCAGATGGCAACGCAGTGATGCAGGGCATTGACCAGTCAAAGCTGGTTCCGCTGCTGGTGAAAACAATACAGGAACTTGAGGCAAGAATTGCCGCACTAGAAGCCAACTAAAGGAGCAAACCAATGGCTAACACATACAACTGGGACTTCCCGCAACTTGACACCGCCCCGGCAGAGGGCGGCTTGACCGATGTGGTCAAGACCATTCACTGGCGTTTTACGGCTGTCAGTGACACAGAGACCAATGCCGAAGGCGCACCGCTTTCTGTCTCTGCTTACGGCACGACCGGGGCAGGCGATGCTGACCCGGATGACTTCACGGACTTTGACAGCCTGACGCAGGACTGGTGCAAGGCACTGGTGCTGGCTGGTCTGGAAAAGACTGAAGAAGAACTGCAAGCAATGTTGGACAAGCAGATGAACAATTTGGTCAATCCGCCGATTGTGGGCAAAGTTCCAGCAGGGTGGTGACAATGACAGAAGAAGCCAAGACAACAGCAGACTTTGTTTTCGGGGGCGTTACCGTGGGTGCGTTCTTTGAGGCAATACCGGAGATTACTGCCCTGGTTGCTTTGTGTTGGTGGGCTGTCCGTCTGTATGAAACAGAGACCGTAAAGAAGCTGGTGAAGAAGCTGTGGCGGTAGATGGTTCATGTGTTCTTGTTGCTGGTTTATTTGGGCGTAGGTGACGACCGCCGGCAAGTCAGCAACACGATGTATTTTGAGAGTGTCATTGACTGCAATTATTTTGCGTCACAGGTGGCAAAAAGGTTTGGTAGCTATGGGAGCTTGGATGGCATAGACCCGCGTGACCGGGTGACTGCTTACTGTGTTCCCCAGCATGTGCAAAAAGGCAGCGTGGAGATTTACTAATGCTTGCAGAATTGGCCGCAGCAAACGCCGCTTTTTCCATTATAAAACAGGCAGTTAGCAATGGTCGTGACCTAGCAAATGCTGGCTCTGCCATTGCTGACTTTGTTGGTGCCAAAGAGGAGTTGCGCAAAAAAGGCGAGAAGAAGAAGCGCAGCCCCTTTGCTGGCGGTGGAGACCTAGAGGAGTTCATGGCTCTTGAGAAGATTAAGGAGCAAGAGGAACAGCTACGCGAGATGATGGTTTGGGCTGGTAGGCCGGGGATGTGGGCAGACTGGCAGAAGTTTCAGACTGAGGCCCGGAAGGCAAGACAAAAAGCAGAGGAAGCCAGGGCAAGAAGAAAAAAGAAGATTATAGAAATCAGCCTACTGACTGTGCTTGGAATACTTGGCCTGGGAATAATAGGCTTTATTGGCTGGTTCCTTTATATGGGAATGACAGGCAGATTGTGAGGGGCTATGAGTTCACAAAAACTTTTGGAATGGAAGATTATTCCGCGCCTGATGATGTTCGTTATGACCATCATGTATATTCGCGTTGTTGAGTGGGGTATGTCTTTGGAGGACATTACAACACAACAGAGCGCGATGGTCAGTGTGGTCAGCGGCGCGATGACAGGCGCATTTGCTGTATGGCTGGGAAGTGAGGCGAAAAAATGATTCAAGCATTAATACCGGCCCTGACGGAGTTAGCTGGCGGCTGGCTCAAGGGCAAGGCAGAGAAGGCAGCGGCAGAGACCAAGGCAAGGGTAGCCAAGGCAGAGGCCGAAGCCGAGGTAATGAAGGTCGCGGCTACGCATGAAGCTGGCTGGGAAAAGATTATGGCGCAGGCTTCTGGCGACAGCTGGAAGGACGAGGCGTGGACTATTCTGTTTATTATAATCATTGCAATGTGCTTCATCCCACCTTTACAGCCCTATGTAGAGCGTGGCTTTGCTGCATTGGAGACTACGCCTGACTGGTTCCAGTGGGCGATGTATGCCTCAATAGCGGCCAGCTTTGGCCTGCGCGGGATTAAAGGACTGAAGAAATGATTGACCAGCTACGCAAGGAATTGGAAGCAGACGAGGGCTGCAAGTATGAGATTTACCTTGACCATCTTGGCCTGCCCACCTTTGGCATTGGCCATCTGGTAACGAAGAACGACCCGGAACACGGCCAGCCGGTAGGAACGCCCGTGTCAGAGGAGCGTGTGCAGGAGGCTTTTGAGCAGGACATTGAGGTAACGCTGTCAGAGTGCCGCAAGCATTATAACGATTATTATAATGACCTGCCCGAAGAAGTGCAGCTTGTGTTGGCCAACATGATGTTCAATCTGGGCAGACCCCGGCTGTCAAAGTTTGTTTCTATGAAGCGTCACTTGGAGGCGCGTGACTGGAACAAGATGGCTGATGAAATGGTTGACTCAAGATGGTATAATCAGGTGACGAACCGGGCCGAAAGGCTGGTGCAGCGAATCAGGGCTATGGCAGATGCGTAAGTTTAAGAAGGTTCCCAAGGACAAGAAGACTGGCGTTCCCAAGAAATACCTTGCCGGAGCCAAGAAGCCTGGTGCCAAGGCCAAGGAGATTAAGTCCACCGCAGCCAAGTATAAGCGGGGGGAATACATCAACATCAAGAAAGTGAGCAAGAGCCGTGCCAGCCAAGCCAAGAAAAAAGCCCGCTAGAAAGCCGCTGTCAGCAGCAACGCAGACTTACTTGCGGAACCAAGCAGCTAAAAGCGGCAAATCATACAGCACACTGTCCGCAGTTTATAGGCGTGGACAGGGCGCATATTTGTCCTCCGGTTCCAGAAATGTTAGTATGGAGGCGTGGGCCAGAGGCCGGGTTCGCAGTTTCGTTACCGGCAAAGGTGGTGCGCGTAAAGCAGACGCAGACCTGTTGAGGAAAAGGAAAAAGTAATGCCATACTCAAAGTATTCACCAAAGCAAAAGAAGCTGGCTGCAATCGCACCGCCGCGTAAGAAAATCACAGGCGCAGACCTCAAGAAAGCCCGGCGCATGGGCGGTAAAAAGAAGAAGTAATGGCAAAGACACCGGCATGGCAGCGTAAGGCTGGCAAGAATCCAAAGGGCGGTCTCAATGAACGGGGCCGCAGGTCAGCTAAAGCGCAGGGCATGAATCTGAAACGCCCGGTCAAGTCCGGGGACAATCCCCGCCGTGCCAGCTTCCTTGCCAGAATGGGCGGGATGCCTGGCCCAGAGCGCAAGAACGGCAAGCCTACCCGGCTGTTGCTGTCCTTACGCGCCTGGGGCGCAAGCAGTAAGGCTGACGCAAAAAGAAAGGCCGCTGCAATCTCAAAGCGCAACAAGGCCAAGAAGAAAAAGTAGCCAAAGTAGCTACTCTATTCGCCATACCCTCCAGCCAGCCCCACCCGGTTCTTTCATTGACCGGTATTTCATGCCCTTGCCATACATGGAACGGCGCAGAGATTCAAACTCCCTGTGTGTAGTCACAGCCAAGCTGTCACCGATTTCCATGTCGTCAAGGAAGTCCCACTTACCCCGCCGTGATGGCGGAACCGGGATGCCCTTCTCCAGAATCATTTGACTTTCCTCTAATCTTGTCAAAGCAGTCTCCCTCATGTGCGTGGCAAAGTATTTGCCGGTTCCCATTGGCTACCCACTGACCCTTTAATAAGTCATGTGCTTTGCCGCACAGTTCACAGTTAATGAATTTTTGTTTGGCCGCCGCCTTGGTCTTCTTCCGGCCCTTTTCGAACCAAGCCATCTTCTTTCTCCATAGCTTCACTGGCAGCAGTAAGCAGGGCTTGAGCAAACCAAACGAATTGAATGGGGCGCATAGCTTTCCAGTATGACACCCCATCCACTACTACTAGCAATCCTTCCCTGCGGGGGATTACCAATACCTGGCTGTCCCTAGAAAGGGATGTCATCGTCCAGCTGGTCAGGCTTGACAACAGTGTCGGCCAGCTTCTTCATGCCGCCTTGGCTAATGCCATCACGGATGTCGTCACTGCCTTCATACTCTTTGACCATTGAGATGGTAACGCCCAGAGAGCCATCGTCATTTTCGTAGGCTTGGACGGAATAGTTCCCATCGGCCCGGAGATGGATGTCACCTGGTGCGCCGTTCTTAAATGGCTTCCAGTTTGCATTGCCATACTTGGCCTGACCCTTGCCGTTGGTATTCGGCCAGATTCGCATGGTTGTAAGTTTTTCATAATTTCTAGCCATTGCCTTTTAACTCCTTCTCACGCTTGGCAAACATAGAATGAAACTGCTTATACACATCCTCATTCGTCTTCTTAAGTTCGTTCAACACGCCCTTATTCTTACTCCACAAGGCAGTGACCTCGCCGACCATATTGGTCTGGTCAATCTCCTTACGCAGAGTTTGGTATAGGTAGCGCACACTGTCCATATTGTCATCGGGGGGTGGAGAAGACGACTGCTCGTTTTGGGGAACAGGTTGGAGGGAGGAATCGGAACCTGGAGCAGCCGCCTTCTTTTCTGATGATGCCACAGTTTTGCGCTGAACACCATCCATTTCATTTGCTGATGCGTATTCGCCACCAGCTAATCCAATACTTGCCAAGGCCCGGCCAATCGCCGAAGTCTCTGCATTTTCCAGCGCAGAAGTTTGGTTAACATGGCCCTGACCGCGTATTTCTTCAGCATAGCCAGAGCCTATTGTCCGTCCTTCTATGTCAAGTATTCGTGCTTTTACCACAACACGCTGGCCATCGTCCACAGCAATCTCTGTGTCCACACCCAACTCCAAACCGAAGGTGCGCCGAAACGCCTCCATCCGGTGGACGACTTGCGTATATTTCTTGCCGCCGCGTTGTGCTATGCCGTGAGACTTGTGCAGTTCGGCTGACAAGTCCATAGCGTCCAATAGTTTATTTGCCATTGTCTCCCTCTCTGTCAAAAGACTGATTCAACAGGTTGATGATTAGTGTTGTTACCTGCTCCAGCTTGTTCACCTGGTCTTGTAAGTCATAAACAGCCTCTTGCAGACTGTCTAGTGACTGTGTATGTTCGCGTTCCACCTCTGTCACTTCACCCTCCAAACGCGCACACCGCCCTTAACCACTCGCATACTGGAGCGCATGCCCTTCTCATAAAAGGCAGAGTAAAGACAGTGCGCTTCCTTCTTGTCTTTGAGCAGAACGCTGTTACCGACCTTCATCTCACTAGCCAGTTGCTTCCAGACTGCGCCTCGGTTCTTTCTAAGATTGGGCATAGGGAAGTTTGTCTCAATCTGTGGAAAGTCGTCTTCAATCTTATACATATTATTCATCGCCAAGCCTCCTTTGCGATTCTCAGGATTTCGGGGCCGTGTCGCCCCGCCAGTTGGCCGAAGTCGGGATTGACCAGGCCGAATAGGTTTTCCCAGCTTTGGTCTGCGGCGCGTAACAGGTTTTGTTGGACAAGCCAGCGGCGTTCTATTTCCGCATACACCTTTTCCAGATTGTCCTCGCGCAGAGCCATGCAGTTATGCTGGTCAGCTATGTTCCAGCCAGCCGGGGTTACAAATAGAAGTGCTGGCGCAAGCCCTGTTGCCTTCCAATACACAGCTTGCTGTGCCACTTGGTAGTCTGTGGGTTCAGTTTTGGGCTTTGGGCTGCGCCAGGTGCGGCTTCCGTCTTTACGGGGAGGATTGCGTAAGGGGAAGCTGCATTTCAAATCAATCATCTTGTCCGTGCCGTGGTAGTCAATAAACATAATGACCGGCACATCCAGCTTTTCGGGCTGCATACGGATTTCGTATTCGCCTTCTATGTCAAAGCCGCCAAAGTAGTTTTGTAGGCCGGCAACAGCGAAGGCTGCCATCTCCGGGATGCACTCCCGAAACTCGCGGTATTCTTCCATGTCTTTACCGCCATCCCAATCGCGGGGCTGGTAGGTCATAAACTCGGCCAGTCCTTTTGTGACTGCCTTGCCTAGTTCCATGCCGCCCTTGCGTCCATTGATTGGGCTGTAATCGTCAAGCCCTAGGTGCAAGTCCGTAATCTCTTGCACAATCTGCCCGGCTCTGGGCCTAGCCGCAAAGGGAAAGTTCATCTTGTATTCTTTGCGCAAATACAGCTTCAGAATATGCTCGTCCATCGTCTGGATTGCGCCAGAGTAACTTGCGTGGTAGCTTCCAAAGAAGCGGCGGTAGTCGGGTAATGATTCCTGTTCCATAGTCCCTGAATACACATAAGCAACAGGACTGTCAACTAATTATGTTTATTATTTTTGAGCCAGATGATGCGCTGCCTTGCCCGTTCTGCGAGGGTAAGGGTGAGTATATGCAGGACTTCCGGGTGCATGACCGGGAAAAGGGCTGGTATGTAGTCAGCCGTTTGATGGAGTGCCCGGAATGTCAAGGCCAGGGCGTAAAAACTTTTTTCATTATTGAAACGGAGGAAGAAGATGAGGGACTGGAGGGGCCACCAATTAACGATTTTTAGGTATGGTGATTTTAATCGTGAAGCACCAAAGGGCTGGACAAAGCGGCCTATGCTGGGGCATCACGGGGAAAGCGGTTATTGTATTTTGGAGAAGGACGCTATGACAAACGGACGGGCCAAGGGCCATAACTTTGAACGCCAGCTGTGTCGTATGATTGAGGATGAATTGGGCTTTGAGGTCCACCGGGATTTGATGCAATACGCCCAGAAGGACAGGGGAGACATTATCGGCGTGCCTGGCTGGACGATTGAGGCCAAGCGGTATTCGGCAGACAGGGGAACGGGCGGCAACTACAAGCCGGAATGGTGGTCCCAGGTGTGTGATTCCAGTTCGCTTGCCGGCACGGAGCCGGTTTTGATTTACAAGTATGACCGGCAGCCAATCAAGTGTGTGGTGTTTCTGTCCAGCATAAATCCCGCATATATGGAAAAGGACAACACAGCAACCATAACATTTGAAACTTGGTGTATGCTTGTCCGTGAAAGTTTGGTATGATTTTATAGGGTGATGTCTGTTGGGCCTATCCGTGGCTTATGGTTCAACAGCATCGCTCTTTTTTATTGCCCTATTGCCAGCTGCTAAAAAATATGCTACTTGATTCTCATTGTTACGCGGCAATGACAATGTATTACATTGTTACATAGCTATGTTCATTGCCTTACATTGCTTACATACTATATTATTTATAAATAAAAAACATTGTATGGAAACATACATTGTTACATAGCTATGCTTTTTACATAGCTATGTAAGCAATGTGTCAGCGTTTTATTCTTCCCCGCTTGGGAAATTGCCATAGTCCAGGCCGCCGGCCGGTCCGTTTGATGTCGTCCTAGTGACTCGCCCGTTCCGGTCAAAGCTATTCGCTGCTGGGTCATCATCAAAGCCATCATCAATCAGCTTGTCCCATTTCTCCAGCCCATCAGCCGCTTGGTTGCAGCCTACCCGGTAGAAGCGGCCCGTGCCTCTCGGCTCATACGCCGCCTTGTTTCGCTTTACTTCTGCCATGTTGCAGCCTCCAGTTCGATTGCCCTAATAGCTAACTCAACGGGCCTTGGTATGCTAATCTCTCCGGCCTCATAGTATTTGATGGTGCGGATGGACAGCCCCAGCCGGTCGGCTAGTGTCTGCTGTGTCAGCATCATCTTTGCGCGTGTGTTTTTCAGTTCGTTTGATGTCATCGCTCTGTTCCCCAGATTTCCTTTTTAGCCACAAGTTCGGGCTGTGTTGATTCCAAGATTTCGGCTATGTGGTAGGATTGCAAAGCATCATCCCATTGGCTCACAAGATGCTGCGCCCTTGCTCTCGCTTCGTCCAGCGTGTCGTGCAGGTCCCAGTCCTCTGTGTAGCTTGGCCGGCCTGCGTTGTCATAGGTTCTTACCGTGTAGATTACTACATACATTCTTCTTCTCCTTCTATGCTATAGCCGGGCCGAATCTCCTTAAAATGCCCGTCCTGTTCGTTTTGCTCATAACCTGCCCGGTATTCGTCCAGCTGTTCAGCTGTCCAGTCTCCCCGGCAGAGTGTAAAGGGCCGCCCATAGTAGCTGTCAGCTCGGCCTTGTTCGTATGGTGTCTTCATATTACCTCCTTATTCGCGTTTTAAGCCCCGTTACAGGGCAGGAAAGGGCCGGGCTGGTAGGTTACCTGCTCCGGCCCCTGTTTGGTCGTTGTGTGGGCCTTATTCTGCAAGCATTATTTCTTGCAAATTTTGCTTCGCATATTCCAGACATTCAGCCCCGTATTCTGCCCTGATTTTTTTTCTGGCTTTAAGGGTGAGGCCATTCTTTGCGCTATAACTAAGCTGGGGCAGGTGCCCGTCCATGAAATGAGCGCATATTTCCAAGTCGGTGTAATCTTTCCCGTTGATTCTGAAAACCTCATCAGGGACAGAAAAAACAACGCTACAGGTTTCTGGGGTAAGCAAGCCCAGCCGGACTTGAAAAGTTTTTTCGTTGATTGTTGTTTGCATCTAGTCTCCTCCTTATTTTGCAATCAATGCCCACCAGGTGAACCTTACGCTGTCCTCTACTCCAAAAATCCAGAGTAAATCCATCCATCCAAGTATGCTGCCAGCTATGAACACATAGCCAGCGGCCTCTAATGCGCTCCTAATCATGCCAAGGCCTCCCGAATCTCACGGGCTACCTTGTCGGCCCGGGCTGCTATTTCGCGCAGGTTGTTTGCCAGCCATTCAATCCGGGCCTGTTTCAGCTGTTCCAGATTGTCGGCTGCAAATTGCAGGGCGGCAGATTCAAACATTTCGCAGGCCTTTTTGTGGGCTGCATCTGACAAGCCCTGCCCATAGTTTTTGTCCATAATTGAATCAGTCTGCCGCTTGGCCGTAATGTATAGTCTGGGCAGCTGCGCGTCTTCCTGATGGTATTTGACCGTAATCTGTATGTCGGTATAACTCACGCCGTTAATGACTAGCGTCTGCTGGTCCCCAGAAGAAAAGCACACCTCCGAATACATGGCCGGCTTTTTTATGAGGTTCATCTTGTCGGCTATGTCCTGCTTTATTCGGTCGCCATAGCTAAAGTCCCGAAAGGTAAAATAGCCGTTGTCCTTTGGCACAAAAGCCACTGCAAAGCCTATGCCGTGAATTTTGAAGCTGTCATGTCTGTTTTCCATTGTTCCGATTCCTCTCTTGTTGTGGGCAGTCATTGCCCCTTGGTGAGACATTGGGGCAGGTATTGCCCCGCTGTCAAGTATTTATTAACGGGTTGCCATCCAGCGCGCCATATACCGGCAAAAGAATGCGCGCTCTAGTCGCTTGTATTTGGTCGGCTTGCCGCCACGGTATTGGTCTAGCCATTTGCGGCCATTGCGGTCTGTGCGCTGGTAACGCCGCACAAGCCAGCAATGGATGGACAGGTAGCGGTCTGCATCTTTGTTCATGGTCTCGCCTCCTTTTCTTTTCTTTGCTTCATTGCCCGGCCCAGCAATTCTAGGCCTTGGTCGCTAATTTTTTTCAATTCTCTTTCGGCCTTTTCCGGCTCGTCCTTTTGTATAAAATGCAGCGTCATTTTTAAGCTATGGAAGTCTTGCTGTTTCATGTTCTTTGCCTCCTAAAAAAGATTAAGCTGGGTTGCTGCCGCTGTATGCGGCGCGGTCTCCCGGAATAACGCCGGGAATAGGGTTGTCGGGGCTGGCCCCTGCTGCTGCCGCTTGGGCTGCTGCTTGGGCAGCAAGTCTGCTGCTGGGACTTCTTTTGAGGCCATGGCGTGCTTAAACGGGTTGTTAATCAGCCAAACCTTTTTGACGCGCTTGCGGCGGCCCCAAAACTCGGCAATGGGTTTCTTGCCCTCTTGGTCAATGGCCTCTCCGTTCATGATTGTTTGAACATGGCCGCTAGTAGTGACCATATAGACCTTGCCATGCTGGGCAGCCTTTTTACAAAATGATTCCAGATTGCCGGAAAATTCCAGCAAGGTTGCATCCAGTCCCAGCTTTTCCAATGCCTTTTGCTGATGCGCGGTGGAAGTCCTGCCGCGCCATTGCTTGGCCCGGTAGTGGGAATCAATCTGTTTCCAAATATTCCAAGCCCGGGCAAAGCTGCTGCCCGCGCATATAGCGGTTGCGGTTACGCCGCAATTCGGGCCCGGTCTCTGGTCGTCTGGGTTTTTGAAGTATTCTTGCATGGTCTTTGCCTCCCGGTGGTGAGCAGCCGTTAAGCTGCCCATATTTTTTCTTGCAGTTTTTCGTTATAGCGTGCAGCGCATTTCAAAAGGGTCTCACTCAGGACCTCATGGCATCCAGCCAGCTGCGCTGCTTCCTCGGCCATTGCTGCATAAAAATCCAGCATTTCAAGGTCTATTTCTTCCTTGTGAAGCTCCAGTTTCCAATCAGCGTGCCACATAAGCAGAAATTGCAGCTGCTCTGTTTTGTTTGTTTCCTGTGTCATGGTTCCGTTCCTCTGTATGTTATGGGCAAGCATTGCCCCCGTGTCTCTGTATATGGGGCAAGCCTTGCACATGGTCAAGGGGAAAATGGGGAAAAAGTGAATAAAAATGCAAAAGCATTGAAAACAAAGGAAAGTTTTTTTCTGGGCAGGTGTTGTGCCAGGCGTTGTAGCGTTATGGTGTTGTGGTGTTGTTGGATGGTTTTGTATGTTTATGCACTGACAAAGTAGACAATCCCGCGCGGCAATGTATATATAGAGAGACAGGCCCAGCTTGCCGGGCAGTGTTGCGGACTTGTCACAGTGTTGCAAATTTGCAACGGTCATAGCTGGCAGGCAGAGGGGGGGTCTGTTTGCGACCGACACCCCCGCGCGCACGGTGCGTCATTTATGTATGTTAATAGACTGTTAGCGACACACAATGAAAATAACCAAAGACCGAACCAACCAAATCATAGAGATGCTCCAAGACGGGCATAGCCTCGTTCACTGTTGCAAGTCCGTTGGCATTTCCCGTGCTGGCTTATACAAGCGCATGAACACTGATGTGGAGTTAGAGTCCGCAATCCGTGGCGCGCAAGCGCGGGCAGCGGAGAAGGCATTGGAGGAGCTTGACGAGCTTTACGGCGATGCGTTGCATGGCCGCAAGAAGTATGACCCGAACATACTGCGGGACTATGCGCATCATGTGCGCTGGCGGGTGCAGAAGATTATACCAGAGCGTTTTGGCGACCAGAAGAACCGGGCTGGCGTTGAGGTCAGTGACGGAACTGTTCGTATTCTGTGGGAGACTGACTAATGTTGAATATTATTTTATTCCTTTCCTAGGGGGCGGAATATTGGAATATTTTAGCTGTTGGAGACTGATTGATGACGATTGCTGACTTTGACCCGCAGAACTTTGGCAGGCACTATGAGGAACCACCTTTTATGTTGCATTTCCAGTTTAAGGATGGCGGTAAGGTATGCCGGTATATTCTGGTTGAGGAGATTGACGCACGGGACATAAAGGGGCGTAGCAAGCAGAAGGCTGGTGAAGTGGGGAAGACGCAGAAAGAAATCTGGCAGAGTTACCACCAGCAGGAATAGGAGACCGGCATGTTTGAATGGATTATTGTATTTTGTATAGCTGCTGACCTTAATGGCAATCCTGTTAATAGATGCTTTGGGATGGAAAGCGGAGTCCAGTTTCAGACGAAGGTTGAGTGCCGTGTTGCTGCGCAGAGCAGGGTAGATTGGGTAATGAAGCAGTTAGTTATGCAGAACCCTAATACAAGCCCTGTGGTCACAGGCGTGTGCGGGGAATCTAAAAGGGGTATTTAGTGGTAGATGTAAAAATCCCATACAAGCCGCGTCCTTTGCAGAAAGACATGCACAAGGAGTTAAGAAGGTGGAATGTGCTTGTGATGCACAGACGCTTTGGCAAGACTGTCTGGGCCGTTAATCAGCTAATAAAGACCTGTCTAACTTGTCCCCTGCCTAGACCGCGCACGGCCTTTGTTGCTCCTACCTTTACGCAGGCAAAGAGGATTGCTTGGGATTATGTCAAGCATTATGCCAGTCCGATTCCCGGCGTTCAGTTTAATGAAACAGAACTGCGGTGTGACTTTCCCAACGGGGGGAGATTAATGCTGTTGTCTGCTGAAAACCCGGATGCCCTTCGTGGTATTTACCTGGACGAGTGTATTTTTGATGAATTTGGGATGCAGAACCCAAGGGTGTGGGGGGAAGTTGTTAGACCTGCACTTTCTGACAGACAGGGCAGTGCTTGTTTTCTTGGCACGCCGGCCGGTCACAACCATTTTTATGACTTGTTAGAGACTGCTAAATCACAGATTGAAGAAGGTTCTGAAGACTGGTTTTACAAGATTTGCAAGGCCAGCGAGACAGAGATTGTCAGGGAAGAAGAACTGAAGGCTGCCAAGGCGCAGATGACCCCGGAGCAGTATGACCAAGAATACGAGTGTTCCTTTACTGCCGCTATTATTGGCGCGTATTACGGAAAGCTGCTGGCGGATGCTGACGACCAAGGCCGCATTAGCCGCGTTCCCTACGACCCGACCCTCCCGGTGCATACAGCTTGGGATTTGGGTATTAACGACTCCACAGCCATCTGGTTTGCGCAGACCTTTCCCGGCGGGGCAGTAAATGTTATTGATTATTATGAGAGCAGTGGCGTGGGGCTAAATCACTACGCTGATGTTCTGAATAAGAAGGACTACACTTACGGCGACCATTTGGCACCGCACGACATTGAGGTGCGGGAGCTTGGTTCGGGTAAAAGTAGGTTGGAAACTGCCTACTCGCTTGGAATCAAGTTTCGTGTTATACCTAGGATGAAGGTAGCCGATGGAATAAACGCGGCAAGGATGTTGGTGCCGAAATGTTATTTTGACCGCGACAAGTGTGCTACCGGCTTGGACATGTTGAGGCAATACAGGCAGGAATGGGATGAACGGAAAAAAGTTTTTAGAGACCACCCGCGTCATGATTTCACGAGCCATGCTGCGGATGCGTTTAGGTATTTGGCTACTGGGCTGGAGAATAGGCAAAGAATGGTTCGTCCTCCGCAACAAATGGCAGTCAACGATTACAATCCGTTTCAGCTTTAGGAAAGACAAATGAGCATATTTGATTCAATAGAGTTTGGCATAGGTAGCGGAAAGCAGGCCCAGCAGGAAAGGCAGCGTTCAGTCCAAAACATACAGCGCAGAAGTGAGGTTATAGAGCAAGAGGTAGAAGAAAGACCCATCCTTGCTCCGGGGGCTTTGATGCTGGGAGCCCTTCAGTCTGGCATTGGCGGTCAGACAAGGGAAAGTATGATTAAAGCACTAGAGAGGGGCGGCACTCCTGTTCGTGATGAACGCGGTATGACTGTTGGTGTTGTAAGAAGGGGTGCTGGAGTTTTTGGCGGTGATGATTATGTTGGTCGCCCTGATTACAATCCGATTGCTGCCAGGGTTAATAGAATGACGGGCACTGGCGACCAGTTCCCTATGTTTGAAGAAAGAGGCGGCGTAATTAGGGCTCGCGCTTTAACGGCCACAGAACGCGCAATGAGTCCCGGCCAAGACGAGCCCGCCAGAACTATGATGGGTGCAGCACCACCGGCACCACCACCCCCGGCCACTACTGGCGTAACAGGAGCCCCGGAGCTAGACGCAGCTGCCGCAGCGGCTCGGGCAGAAGAACAAGTGCGGATGCAACGCTCTCGGCGCAGGGGGCGCACTGCAACGATTGTTGGCGGGCTTTTAGATGACGCTCCCGCCTCTGGTCAGGCTCCAACATTGTTAGGTTGATTATGGAACAGCATGCTAAAATATTGGTCAAACGCTTTGAGGAACTAAAAGCAAAGCGCGACAACTGGAACACGCATTACCAAGAACTTGCGGATTATATGTTGCCCCGCAAGGCTGACATCGTAAAGAAGCGGTCTCGTGGCGAGAAACGCATGGAAATGATTTACGATGGCACGGCTTTGCAAGCTGTTGACCTTCTGGCTTCCAGCCTACACGGCATGCTTACCTCCGGCGCATCCCCTTGGTTTCATCTGGACATCAAGGACTCCGACATAAACCGGGATGATGATGTGCGCGAATGGCTGCAAAACACCAGCATGCGCATGATTCAAGCCTTTAACCAGTCAAACTTTGAGACTGAAATACACGAGATGTATGTTGACCTGGTTGTGTTTGGCACGGGCTGTATGTTCTGCGAAATGTCAGATGGTGACTTGCGGTTTAGCACCAGGCATATTTCCGAATATTATGTGACCGAAGACCGGTTCGGCGTGGTAAATGCGGTCTACAGGCTGTATGAGTCCACAGCATCCCAAGCCATTGCTAGGTTTGGCGAGGAGAATGTCAGCGAACACATCCGCAAGACATTTGAGAAGAACCCGGATGACATGGTTGAGATTTTGCACATCGTGCTGCCAAACGAAGACCGGGACGCTACCAAGATTGACAACAAGAATATGCCATATTCATCCGTCTATATTTGCAAGAAGACGGGCATGATTATGCTTGAAGGTGGCTTCAATGAGATGCCGTATGTGGTTCCGCGTTTCTTGAAAGCAACCGGTGAGATTATGGGGCGGTCGCCGGCCATGACCGCCCTACCAGATGTCAAGATGATTAACCTGATGTCCAAGACAATTATTGAAGCGGCACAGAAGATGATTAACCCGCCGCTGCTGGTTCCTGATGATGGCTTCTTGCTGCCTATTCGCACCCAGCCTGGCGGCCTTAACTTCTACCGGTCTGGCTCACGCGACACCATTACCCCGCTGAATACAGGCGCAAACATCAACATTGGTCTGGAGATGGAGAACCAGCGCAGACAAGCTATTCGCTCTGCCTTCTTTGTTGACCAGCTGTTGATTGGCGGTGGGCCAAACATGACTGCAACAGAAGTGATTGGCAGGCAGGAAGAACGCATGAGGGTCATTGGCCCTGTGCTGGGCAGATTGATGAATGAAATGCTGCGCCCACTGATTGACCGCGTATTTGCCCTGATGTTGCGGGAGCAAATGCTGGCACAGCCACCAGAAATGCTGCAAGGCCGGAATGTTGAGATTGAATATGTCTCACCGCTGGCTCGTGCGCAAAAGTCCAACAGCCTTAACAACACTATGCGGGCGTTGGAAATCCTTATGCCGCTGTCTCAATCCCTACCCGTTGGCGACCATATTGACCCAGACGGACTGGTGAGGCATGTTACCGATGCTCTCGGTGTTCCCAAGACTACGCTGCGTTCCCAGCGTGAAATCAATCAAGCACGGGAAGCCAGAGCGCAACAGGAAGCAATGATGCAGCAACGGCAGCAGGAACAAGAAGATGTCTATACCGCCGCCCAAGCTGCACAAGCAGTTAGGATGGTTGGAGAGTAATGGAAGAAATAGACAAACTCCGCGCGATGTATAAAGAAACCTTTGACTCCACAAATGGACAGAAGGTTCTTTACGACCTTGAAGCCCGCTGTAACTGGCGGTCTTTAAGCTATGTGGCTGGCGATGCCAAGGCCACAGCTTTTGAGGAGGGTAAAAGAGCAGTCATCCTCCACATCCACAACATGCTGACAGAGGAGTAATTATGTCAGAAGCAGCAATCGAACAGGTAGACCAGCCTACCGAAGCACCGCTGTTGGAAACACCAGCGGATGTAGCGCAAGGCGGTTCTGGTAACGATTTTCTAAGCACAATACCAGAAGAATTGCGTGAACACCCAAGCCTTTCCCCAATCAAAGATGTTGAAAACCTAGCTCGTTCCTATGTGAACGCGCAGCGTCTTATTGGTGCAGACAAGATTCCGATGCCGGTCAACCCGACAGAAGAAGACCTTGACCGCATTTACGGCAGACTGGGCCGACCAGAAACGCCGGATGGTTACGAAATAGCTGTTGATGGGAATGTGATTACAGAAGATGCCGCCAAATCTTACGCCGATGTTGCGCACAAACTCCGGCTCTCGCCGGAACAAGCGAATGGTGTTTTGGAATACTATAAAAGCCTCACGCAACAAGGTGCGGAAACGGCAGCGCAGAATGAGCAATTTGCCCGCGAACAAGTGGAAACAGAACTTCGTAAGGAATGGGGTCAAGCGTTTGAGCAAAAACTCTCTGCGGCCAAAACTGTGGTGCAAGACTTTGCAACGCCTGAAATTTTGGAAATGAAGCTGGCAGATGGCACGATGGTCGGCAACCATCCCGATTTCATCAAAGCATTTGCAAACATGGCGGATTTCCGGCATAGTGTAACCAGTGAAGACACAATCTCTGACAGTCCTTCTAGCCGTGCTATGACACCAAAGGAGGCGCAAGCCGAGATTGATGCCATCATGAACGACAAATCGCATCCTTATTGGGATGCAAAAGCACCTGGCAGGCAAACCGCCATTGACCGGGTGTCAGAATTGATGGGCATGGTTCATGGATGAACTTGAAAGAGTCCATGCCCGGATGGATTGTTTGAGGATTGCGTTAGAGTTTGGAACTCAACGCGATGTTCTTGACCCAGCCCGACTAGCCGACAGGTATTGGGAATGGGTCACTAGGGGTAGCGAGGCAACTCGTCCCGCAGACAACCGGAAAGACGGTGGCCAGACGCAGGCCAAAAAGGCGAGGAGCGTCCGAAAGGGTAGCGCACTGACACTGAACCAAATGTAACTGTGAAAACAAGGAGTTAGACTTATGTCTACGCAAGTGACCACAGCATTTGTTCAGCAGTATTCTGCAAATGTGCAGATGCTTTCACAGCAGATGGGTTCCCGTCTGCGTGATGCAGTGCGCATTGAGAATGTTGTTGGCAAAAATGCTTTCATCGACCAAATCGGTGCTGCGACTGCTGCCCTGCGCACCAGCCGCCATGCCGACACCCCGCAGATGGACACTCCGCATGCTCGCCGCCGGCTGTCTCTGGCTGACTACGAGTATGCTGACCTGATTGATGACCAGGACAAAGTTCGTATGCTGATTGACCCGACTTCATCCTACGCTCGTGCAGCTGCCGCTGCTATGGGCCGTGCAATGGATGATGTCATCATCACCGCCGCTACCGGCACTGCAAGCACCGGCGAGACTGGTTCGGGCAGCGCATCACTGGATGCAACCGCCAACTCTGTTGGTTCTGCTTCATCCAACGATGGCCTGACCATTGCAAAGCTGCGTGAAGCCAAGCGTAAGATGGACTTGCTGGATGTTGACCCGTCCATCAATCGTTACATCGCGGTTGGTCCCAAGCAGATTGAAGACCTGCTCGGCACTACTGAAGTGACCAGCAGCGACTTCAACACCATCAAAGCACTGGTTCAGGGCGATGTTGACACCTTCATGGGCTTCAACTTCATCATGACCAACCGGCTGTCCATTGATGCCAATGACATCCGCAAGTGTTTCGCTTGGGCTGAAGATGGTTTGACCCTTGGTGTTGGCAAGGACATCAATGCTCGTATTGATGAACGCGCCGACAAGGGCTATTCAACCCAGGTTTATTACTGCATGAGCATCGGCGCGGTGCGCATGGAAGAAGCCAAGGTTGTTCAAATCTTCTGTGACGAAACCCCTGACTAAGAGGAGCTAAGAGATGACAACGAAGAACTCCGACCTCATTGCCAATCTTGAGGCTCTCCCGCAGGTCGCCAGCAACGCTCAAGAGCTTGGTGGCGTAAAGCGTATTGCACAGGGCAATGTTGCATTGGCCGCTGGTGACAGCACCGATGACGACATTGTGATGCTTGCGCCGATTCCAACTCATGCTACTGTGACTTCTGTTCGCGTAGGCTCCGACAATCTGGGTGGCACATGCACCTTTAATGTTGGCTTCTACACTGACGGGGGCGTGGTTGTTGATGAAGATGCGCTGGCAACTGATGTTGCTGACGCAGCAGGTCTGGCGGAACTCCGCTATGAAGCCGCCGACATCAACACCACCGGTCAGCAGGTTTGGGAACTGGCGGGTCAGTCCTCCGACCCCGGTGGAATCTACTACCTTGCCGCTACCTTTAGCGCAACTGGTGGCTCCGCTGGTGACATGGCCTTCATCATTGAGTATGTG